TACTCGTCAATCAGTTCTTCCTTCGGGCTTCTGTGCGCTTTGGAAAGCGTCATTGCATAGCCGCAGTCCTCACATTTGACCAGTCCTGCAAAGATATTCTCAAAAGGCTTTTTCTTGGTCTGTGTGCTTCTCTCCTGCTTGTGATTAACCTCTGTACCAGCTCAAAATCTGCCGGATTAACAATCGGCTCATGCACATCTTTGACTACTGTATAATTTTCAGGAAGTACGCACTTTCTTTTGTGGCTTTTGAATGACGGTGACACACGCTTTCCCATGACAAGATGCCCTGCATCTTAAAATCCCCCTTACGCTGTTGTTACTCCACTCATAACGCCTTGCATCATCCTCACCGTCAAAATACCTTTCATATCCGTTTGGATTAACCGCTGACGGTCTTAAAATATGCAGCGTATTGATGTAGCTGCGGATTGCGGAAATGCCTTTCCCCTCTTTTGCAAGCTCAAATATCATTCTGACTGTCGATGCGTAACGCTCGTCTATGACTAAATGATGTCTGTCCTCTTTGTCTTTCTGATAGCCATACGGTGCGGAAGTAGCTACATACATTCCGCTCATCACCCTCGCACGTTTGGCGCTTTTGACTTTCTTGGAAGTGTCCTTTGCGTAAAGTTCGTTGATGATGTTGCGTAAAGGCGTAAAATCCGCCGACTCCTGCTCGTCTGTGTCCACCACGTCATTCACAGCGATATAGCGTACATTGTGTTCGGGAAAATACACTTCAATGAAAACTCCCGTTTCAAGGTAGTTCCTGCCCAGTCGGGAAAGGTCTTTTGTAATAACGCAGTTGATTTTCCCGCTTTCAATGTCTGCCAGCATTCTCTGGAAGTCGGGGCGGTTATAGTTTGTCCCGCTGTAACCGTCATCAGCTCCTGTCAAGTAAAGACTAAAAAATATTTAAGAAAAACATCAAATTCTCCCCAATCACATGACTCCCTCAAAAACATATGGCAGTGCTCCCATCCGCCATGCTATGTCATTCTCGCGTCCGTCGGCAGCATACAGTTTTGTGCCTGCGGCTTCAAATTCCCTGATAAGCGGAAATAATTCTGCCGCTGAGTGTGCCAGCCTGTTCACCCTGCTGACATAAACGCTGCTGTAAGAGCCAAGTTCCTTCACCAGTTTCTGCAGGCTTGGGCAATCTGCCGGCTGTCCGTCTGCACAGTTGTCAATATAATACACCAGTTCAGCGTCATTCCCCACCCTGACCCGCACATATTCCGTCAGTCTTTCAGCCTGTGCCTTTATGTCTGTGCTGCTGTGATGCGCTGTCCTTATATAAAGTGCTGTTTTCATTTTTTCCTCCGCTTTTGTTATTTGTATCTGTCTGGCACAGGCCGCCGGAATTTCAATGGCACAGCCAAAAAATATTTAACCTGCGATCTGCATCTGAAACATACTTTGGAAACATATTTTAATCTATACTGTCATGCCGCCTAAATTATTTGCTGTCTTTTTCAGCATCATCCAGCAGGCGCTCCAAGTCCTCCCTGTAATTCCATACAATACTAAGTGTGTCATCGGAATAAACCCTTACCTCTTTTAAAACGTCCGACACAATCTCCGCCGTCAGTTCCTTTACCTGTGTGTACTGGCTGAAGCAGTCCGTGAATCTGTTCCTGTGCCTGCCGTCATTTTCCATGTTGTCAAGCACTGCTTCAAGCTCCCTTATCTTTGCGGCTGTCTCATCGCGCTTTTTTGCCGCGCTGTTTTTTGCCGCCATGTACTCCGCCTTATCCATTTCACCAAGCGCCAACTTTTCGTAAAGCTCCCTGATATATGTTTCCAGCGCTGAACAGCTCTCCTTTAAACCAGATATTTTTCTGACCATCTCCATCCTGTCCGTTTCATCATGCTTATGTTTTTCCTCCCATACACGTTCTGCTTCCACTGCGTACTGCGCCTGTGCCCTTAGACTTGAAAGCACGGCTTCCATCAGGGCGCTTTCGGGGATACGGGAAACATCGCATGAAAACCTGTCCGTGACACGGGGCGTTTTGCAGACATAATAAGGGTTCTTTACATTCTCCCGTTTCATGCTATGCCCGCAGCAGCCGCACCTGACTTTCCGGTACAGCGCATTTCCTTTCATACCAAGCTGTCCTGCGCAGTATTCCTTTAATGTTCTGAGCTGTTCCTGTGCACGGTCAAATTCCTCTTTCGTCACTATACCCTCATGCGCGTTGTCAACCGTAATCCATTCTGAACGCTTCACGCCCACAACATGAATGCTGCCGACTTCATCACGCATATGTTTGCCGAATACCGCCCTGCCCATGTACCGTTCGTCACGCAGGATCTTCCCGACTGTTTCCTGTGTCCAGAAATTTTCTTCATTGATGGTTTTCCATTCCCTGCGTGTACAGCCCGCTTCTTTTTTATAAAGGCTTGGGGTTTTGACCTGCTCCCCGTTCAAAGTCCGTGCAATCTGCATGGTGCTGGTTCCTTCTGCCGCCATCAGGAAGATGCGCCGCACTGTCTGCGCCGCCTCTGCGTCAATAACTAAAAGATTTTTATTGTCAGGCGACTTTACATAACCGTAGGGGGCAAACGGTGAAAGGAACTCACCGCGTTCCGCCTTGAATTTTTTGGCGTGCCGCACCTTGCGTGACAGGTCGCGGCTGTAAAGGTCATACAAAAGCGTCTTGAAAGACGTCTCAAGACTGTCTATGTCCGCGCCGCGTATGCTGTCAAACCCATCGTTGACGGCAATAAAGCGCACACCCATGAACGGGAACACGCGGGAAATGTAATTGCCCACTGTCAGGTAATCGCGGCCGAAGCGTGACAGGTCCTTTACCACGATGCACTGGATCTTCCCGCGCTTTACCTGCTCCAGCATCTCCCTTACGGCAGGTCGCTCAAAGTTTTTGCCGCTCCAGCCGTCATCACAGAACTCAATAATTTCAGCATCTCCAAACTCCGGCATTCTGCCAATGAAATCCGAAAGGAGGCTGCGCTGGTTTGCTATGCTGTCGGACTCGTCTTTCCCCGACTGTTTCATGTCCCTGTCCTCGTCCGAGATGCGCAGGTATTCTGCAATTGTCAGTCTTTCCATTCTTCCGCTTCCTTTCCGCCTGTTTCCATGATGCGGGCCAGCCGTCTGTATTCATCCTGATAACGGAGCTCTATGGAAACATTATTGCCGCTGTCAATTTCAATCCGCGAAATGAGCGCATGTGCAAGTTCTTCCGTAAGCTGTTCCGCGCCTGAAAAAGCCATGCAGTTTTCCAGCCACGGATTTTCCACGGTCAGCGCCCTGCGCTCTTTTTTCTCTTCCTCTATGGCTTCAAGCACTTTCTGCGACCGCTCAATCTGTGAACGGTACTCCTGCTTCATCATCATGTATTCTTTTTCGGTCAGTGCCTTGTCCTCCGCATACATCGGGTAAAGACTTTCATAAAGCGTTTGTGCCCGCTTCAGCGACTGCACTGCCATGTCTGCCCGGCGCTTTAGGTCCGCGTCAAAAGCCGTTGACTGTGCGGAAAGGCAGAATTCATTTACCCTGCCTGACAATTTTGCCGCAAGCTGCATCTGCTTTTTTAATATATCAAAAATGATTCCATGCAGTTCTGTTTCCTGCATATACTTTTTAGGGCAGTCCTGTGGGTTATCGCTGTGTGTCGGGCAGATATAGACATACCAGACTTTTTTGCCATGCGAAACCGATTTATACCTTACAAGGGGACGCCCGCAGTCCGCGCAGTAAACAAGTCCTTTCAGGATATTTGGCATCTTCCCAAGGTTGTCGTATTTCCCGAGACTTTCATAGTATTTTGCCCTTGCCGAATCCGCCATTTCCTGCACCAAGCCAAAAGACTCCTCATCAATGAGTGGTTTGTGGGTGTTGCGCACGATGGCCCATTCGGACTTTGGGAGAAGCTGCTGCTTTTTCCCTTCATGGAAAGACTCCCTTTTGCGCCCCTGCACCATATGCCCGAGATATACTTCACTGGAAAGGATTTTGCTGACCATCTGCCCGTGCCATACGGCATCCGCGTAGCGTTCACAGGACGCATCGCCTTTCAGATAATGGTACCGCGATGGCGACGGTATGCCCTGTCCATTCAGCCTGCGGGCAATTGCAGCGTTGCTCATGCCTGAAAGCCGCCATTTGAAAATCTCCTGCACAACAGGGGCTGTCTCCGTATCCGGCTCTATCTTATGTGGGTCATCTGCACACTTTTTATAGCCGTAAGCCGCCCATGTGCCGATAAACTCGCCTTTCCGCTGCTTTACGGCAAGCGCGGAGCCTGATTTTTTGGAAATATCCCTGCTGTATGCTTCGTTAATGATGTTTTTCAGTGGTATGATGTAACCATCTGAGGATGGTTTACCATCACTGGTACGCTCCGCGTTCAGCGTGTCAAAATTGTCCGACACTGCCACAAAGCGCACGTCCAGGAACGGGAAGATCCGCTCCAGATAGTTCCCTGTTTCACGGTAATTGCGCCCGAAACGGGAGAGGTCTTTCACAACGATGCAGTCAATTTTCCCTCTCCTGACATCCTCCATGAGCTTTTCAAAAGAGGGGCGTTCAAAATTTGTCCCCGTCTGTCCGTTGTCGCAGTACAGACCGCAGAATTCCATATCGGGCTGGCTTTCTATATAGCCTTTTATAAGCTGTTTCTGGTTTTCAATGGTGTCTGCGCCGCGTCTGCCGCTGTCCTCCACGGAAAGCCGGGCATAACCGCCTGTACGGTAAACACGCTGCTTTGGTGTTTCCTGTACGGACAGTTCCGGCTTTACAGGGTTTACCTTGCGTTTTGTCCTTGCCATGTCACACCGCCCCCTTTCCCATTGAAGCGGGAGCTTGTACTGTGCCGTCCCCATCCTGTATCTTTCCTGTCGGCGTCAGTGTCTGCTTTTTCGAGAAAATGGAATCCGGAACGGCGCTGTCCTCATTCTGCGCCTGCGTAAGAAGCCCTGCAAGCAGCATGAACTCGTCCTGCCAGTTATACACGATCCCTATCCGCCTGTCACGGTATATGAAAATCCGTTCTATCATGGATACCACCGCGGCGCGGTCAAGTTCCGTGATGTTTCTGTGTTTTTTGAACTGCTCAGCCCATTCCATGCCTTTTGTGCCGTTTTCAAGCATATGGTTCATTTCCGTGCGGATTTCCTCAGACTGCATTTCCGCTTCTTCAAGAAGTGTACTGTAATTCTTTTTCAGTTCCTTATATTCTTCCCTGTCGATCACGCCTTCCGCAAGGTTTTCATACAGTGAGAACAGCAGCTTCTGGTAACGGGAGATTTCCTCCTGCTTCCTGTCAAGCCGCTCCTGCTGTTTCTTTATGCCTGTTTTCTGCAGCGCCGCCGTTTCCGTCAGGCTTAAAAGTTTTTCCATGTTTATCACGTCATGGATCTGTTTTTTCACCGATTCCAGGACGACTGCCTCAAGGGCGCTGTCGCGCAGGCTGTGTGGTGAACAGGTCTTTTCATTCTTGTGTGCCGCGCATACATAGTAGACATATTTCTTTCCTCCTGATGTGATTCCGTCCTTAGTGCGGGACGGGACTGTCTTTCTGACCATTGGCGCACCGCACTCGCCGCAGTACACCATGCCCGAAAACAGCTCCACTGCCCTGCCTCCCGGGCTTGTGCGCGTGTCAAGTGCGAGCACCTTCTGTACGATCTCAAAATCACTGCGCTCTATGACTGCCTCATGGGTTCCCTCGACAATGTTCCATTCGCTTTTCGGCTTCCCGATGCGCCGTTTCACCTTATAGCTCGGGGTCGTGTTTTTACCCTGCTCAAGCATCCCTGTGTATACGGGATTTTTTAATATCCGCAGGATTGTCGTGGCATTCCATGATGAACGGGCGTTGACACAAAACGGCGTAGCGAAATTTAACCCAAGTGATTTTTTGTAATCCATCGGGGAAAGGATGCCGTCCTTATTTAAACGGTCTGCAATGTCCTCCGCGCTGATGCCGTCCAGCTTCCATCTGAAGATGTCGCGCACCACGTCAGCCGCAAAATCATCTATAACAAGATGGTTTTTGTTTTTATCATCTTTTTTATAGCCATACACGGCAAAAGCGCCCGTAAAGTCACCACGCCTGCGTTTTGTTTCAAGCTGGCTGCGGATTTTTATGGAAGTGTCGCGGCAGTACGCCTCGTTTATTAAGTTTTTAAAAGGAATAACAAGTTCGTCAGATTCAGTGTTTTTGTGCAGGCTATCGTAATTGTCGTTGATGGCGATGAAGCGCACTCCCAAAAAGGGAAATATCCTCTCGATGTATTCCCCCGCGTCAAGATAGTTGCGCCCGAAGCGCGACAGGTCTTTCACAACGATGCAGTTGATCTTCCCCGCCTTTACGTCCGCCATCATCTCATTGAAAGAGGGGCGCTTGAAGCTGGAGCCTGAAAAACCGTCGTCAACCCTCATGCCGCAGTCCACAAGCTCGGGGTGGCGGCTGAAATAGTCACGGATAAGGTCTTTCTGGCTTTTTATGCTGTTGCTCTCTTCTTTACTGGCATTGCCGTAAAGGTCGCTGTCCTCATGGGACAGCCGCACATATCCGCAGGCGTTCCATGTCTGCGGCGGATTTATAGAATTGATATTGTTCATAAGATATTCTCCTAACTGTTAAAGCATATTTTAACATCAGTTAAAACCAGCAAAACACTTTAACAGCCGGGGAACGCTGATATTGTCCTGATGTTTATATTAACATAACCCCGCTGTGCTGTCCAGTGTGTTTTACGTTTTTATGTTGATAATACAGAAAGGTCAGGGCTGATACTTCATGCCGCATCAGTACTGACCTTTCCGTATTAGCGGCTTTTTACGGCAGGCGCGATACCCGCGGCAGGAACAAATAAGTTTGCCGTGGGTATAAAATTCAAAATGGAAGCTGCCTGCCTTCTGCCGTCAGCACTTTGTCCTGACATATGAAAGCATCCTGTCCTCCAGTGTTGCGTCCGTGTCTGCATAGCTCACTTTCACGATATATTTTCCATGCCTGTAACAATACGGGTTCCCTATCTGGCGTATAAAGTCCAGCAGCCTTTCTTTTTTAGGAAGCTCCGTGTTGACCTCCACGTCCCGTATGTCCCGCAGCGTGCTGGGTTCAACCTCTTTCGGGTCAACCGCCTTCATTGCGTCAATGTCGGAGGCTGTAAGCGTCATTGTGTCCATATTCCTGACTCCTTTTTTCCATTCTATGATTTATGTGTTTGTCCATATGCACAAAACGCCGGGACATATAACCATATATCCCGGCGCATCACTGCTTTCCATATTAAAAAATAATTTTACCCGCGGAAGCGATAGGGAAGCTTCTTTCCCCCACGCTGGCTGTTGTACTTCTCAAGTATCACACGCGCAAAACGTAATGCAACATTGTTCGTCGAGAAATCCGCACGCCCGCGCCTGTTGATCTCATCAGGGTCTGATGTGGAAAGCCGCCTAGTAAAAGTGCGGCTGTCGAGCTCCGTTCCATAGGTCTTTATGAAAAGAGCCATTCCCGAGAGGATTGACGCCGTGAGCGAGCGCGGGTCGCCCTCCCATGTGTCCCATAAAAGGTTGAGCATCCGCGTATATTCTGCGCCGCCCAAAAGGCGGTAGGCATTTATGAGTGCGCGGGTTGTTACAATCTCGCCTGTTTTCCCGTGCGTTTTGCCTAATGCCCACACAAATCCACAGTTTTCCGTGAGCTGCCTTATTTCCGTTATCTCCGGATCTGTGCCAGACTCCACAAGGGCGTTTGTGGACTGTGAAAGGCTCAGGCGTTTCTTTGCCTTGTCGAGCCTGTAGCAGAGGTCCGCCTCCTGTTCATATGTAAGCCCCTCATAAACCTTGCATTTCATCATGACGCCGTTCCCGCCGTTCATGCGCTGCAATGTAGCGATTCTATGCTGTCCGTCCACGACGTTGAATCTGCCGCCGCGTAAGCTGACTGTTATGGGATCGAGCAGGCGCTCGTCCCACTCCCTTATCAGCCTGTCCACCTCTTTCTGGTTTACGGGTCTTTGGTAAGGAAGCCCTGATGTAAGGCAGTCCGTATGCAGCTCCCTGTCCGTGCCGGGATTCTGAAGTGCCATAGAACGGCATGATGTCTCCGGCTGGCATGGATTCTGTCCTGCCTTTATTGTCTTTGTTGGATTATGTTTCTTTTTGTAACTGCTCATTTTTTTCTGTTCCTTTCTGTTTTTGCTGTTTTTTCTACCTTTTTGAAAAAATCCCCGGCGGCTTTTCCCAGCGAATCGGTCATTTCCCGAAGTCCTGCGAGCTGCCCGTCTGTCAAAAACGGATATACCGTGTCATAGTATGGATTGTTATACCATTCAAGCTCCCGGTGGAATTTCCGCACGAACGCGTCATATTCCTGCATGAAGATGTCCGGCGTGCAGCTGCAGTCCTTGTCCGGGTTTTTTAAATCCGCAATAATTTCTGCCAGGCTTACGCCCCTGCCCTCCTGCTCCGCATCCGGCGCAGCATTGTCTGGTGCAGGCAGTATGGACCCGTTATCCTGCCCCGCCTGTTGTGTTTCTGATTCTGTCAGTATCCCAGTGTCTGGTTTTACGTCCTCTTCTCTAGCAGTTGTCCGTTGTTGTGTTTCCGGCTCTGTCATGAAATGTTTTGTATGCGCCGCTCCGTCTTTATCCCGCGGTTCATACACCGGCTCCGTCTCTGCCGCCGCTTCCGTTTTGTATTCCTCCACTTTTTTAATTTCTCCCGACGCAAGGAGCGATGCGGCTTCCTTCTGCTGTTCTGGTTCAAGCTGCGACAGTTTTAACGCGGCAGTTTTTGAGATTTTGGTATCAGACTCCCGAATAATCTCTTTTGCTTCTGGTGTCAGATTTTTGGCTGTTTGGATCTGCCTCCTGACTGTACATGGATTTACTCCCAGCTTACTTGCCGTATCCTCTACAAAAGACGGAGTAAAATCAAGTGTGCATTTTGCACTCTTGATTTTTTTGCTTTTTCTGTCACCCCCATGTTTTATTTCAGGGTGCAGCGTCTCATAAATTTCCTTGCGCCGCAGGAGCATCTCTCCGTACTCAACTGCTGTCAGGTCGTTGCGCACAAAATTTTCGTCAATCTCTGCAAGCTCCGCCTGCAGTCCCTCAAGGCTGCTCACTGTACACTCAACCTCCGTCCAGCCGAGCGCCTTTGCCGCTTCCAGACGGTGCATGCCTGCTATCAGAAAGTTTTCTTTGTCGATGGTTATGGGGTTTAAAAGCCCAAGCTCGCCCATGCTGCTTACAAGATCTTCCACATGAACTGCGTCAAGGCAGCGCCTCCCCTCCCTTATCTTTATTGTTTCTATCGAAATCTGCATTCTGTAACACCTCCCATTATCTTCACGAGTTCTCTCGGAAACTCAAACCCCTTGAATTTCCTCATTTTTTTGTTACCACTAAAATGTATTTTCACCTCTGCTTTTTGCAACATTTTAGACTTTTTCTTCTTTTGGCATAAT